GGTAAAACGAAGGTCTCCAAAACCTTTGATGTGGGTTCGATTCCTACTACCCCTGCCATTAATATTATGGCGGTCGTGGCGAAGTGGTTAACGCACCGGATTGTGGCTCCGGCATACGTGGGTTCAATCCCCATCGATCGCCCTTAAACTGATATACGAATGGGCTATAGCCAAGCGGTAAGGCAACGGGTTTTGGTCCCGTCATTCCTAGGTTCGAATCCTAGTAGCCCAGCCATATATTTGCGGAAGTAGTTCAGTGGTAGAACACCACCTTGCCAAGGTGGGGGTCGCGGGTTCGAATCCCGTCTTCCGCTCTTACTTTATTCCGTGGCGGCATAGCCAAGTGGTAAGGCCGGGGACTGCAAATCCCCTACCATCGGTTCGAATCCGGTTGCCGCCTCCAATGTTTGCCTTAATTGATTTGCCGGTGTGGCGGAATTGGCAGACGCGCGGGACTCAAAATCCCGTTCCTTCACGGGAGTGTCGGTTCGACCCCGACCACCGGTATCGTATAAAAAAGACTGACTTCTAAATAGAAGTCAGTCTTTTTTTGTTTGTCATTTAATGTATTTTCTTTGTTCAAACTGATCTTCAATTGGAAAATAAACGATTAATTTTCCTAGTAATAAGTTTTAAGCGTCTTTGTTAACTCTTCATAACAAATCAGCAATACATCTCACTTCTCTCATCAATAGATATTCACTGATTTTGGTTGAGCCAAAATGAAAGCTTGCTTAAGGTATTATAAACTATTAAAATAGGAACAAATGTTCTTATTTTTACCTAAAGAATTTAAGTGTTTTCGCTATTAGTAATGTATGGAGGGACAGAAAGATTGGAGGAATGTTGTTGGATTCTAAACATCTTAATAATCAAGTTATTCAATACCAATTAACAGGTAATGAAAACGATTTTAATGAAATTTATCAGAGTTTGGCTAAATACTTATCTAAAACGAAATTCATGTTAAAAAGATCGTATGGTCTGGAGGACCATGAAGCAGAGAGTATTATAAATTTCCGTCTTTTCAAGACTGTTGCTACTTACGATCCCTCGAGAGGAGATTTCATTCGAATGCTTATGGTTAGCATTCGAAATGAATGCATCGACACGGTAAGAAGAAGGCCTAAGCATCAAATAATTGATAATGTTTACTGTGATCAAACAGGTACATTGCTTAGTATTTTTGAAGATCTATTAATAGAGGGAATCACACGAAATGCAGATGAAGAAATTAACCAAAAACTTATAAAAGAGAGCGATCAGCGGCAACTGATCGCTACATTGTTTGAAAGGGCTGACAAAAAAAGTCAGGAGGCCCTCATCGCCCTTTCTGAATGTGGATCTTTTTACAGAGCATCCAAAAAGCTTGGAACGTGTAACAAAACAATAGAACGCAGAATCCGGAAGATCGCAAAGCTATTCGAGCGCAATCAAATGGGAAGTATCTACGATTACTTTACGGTGTCTACCAGGCCCGCGTCTAATAAAAATCATACCGCATTCTTAAATAGAAGACAATGAAGCTACCTAAAAATCATCATTCAGCAGCATTTTAACAATAATTTTCAAAAACTGCTTTATTTTAATAAGAAGTTCAGCAATAAAAGCTACTAAATTTGAATTTCTGTTTTTAGAGGAGGTAGGGTACCTGAAGGAGTTATATGTTCGGGAACTACTAAAGTTAACATATTTCATTCTGGAAAGACGTTATTCAAAAGCTGAGTATCAAACATCTATTCTTTTTCTGGACTTTTCGGACGCGATAAAACGAGCAAAATTAACTGTACGCCAAAAAAAGGTGTTAAGACTTCTTTATTTAATCGATATGCCACCTGCAGAAGCAGGCATTCTGCTGGGGATTACTAGGCAAGGGATCGCAAAGCTTGAAACGAATGCAATTAAGCGTATTGCCCAGCATATTGAAATTTAATCGAAAGGAGTTGAGTCTATAATGACAAGCATGCTGGTTTTATATAGGAAGAAATTTAAACAGGTTCAGGATAAAAGAAAAACTTTGCTTCATGAAGTCGAGCAACTTCTTTTGAAAGCTTGTTCTTTTTCTCAGCAACAACGTAATGATGTTGCTGAACAGATTGCTTCGGCTTATATAGAAGAAACGGGAAGGAGGCCAGATCCATTTTCTCTTTATTTGCTTGGAAACTTTATTCTCAGTGATTATATGCAAGACCGAGACCCATCGAAACGAAATCGGCTATATTCTTTTATGACTCCCTCGCAGGAAAAAAGAGCACGTCTGCTTGGCCGGGAAATTCCAGCTGGAGATTGGGATATCACAGATTTGCCGCGAACGGGTCATCGGCGCTCATTCTATACAGATAATCAGGGGTCACCGCAAGAAACCCGACAGGCGATTAACCAATACAATAAATAAAAAGTAGATTAGGGCGATGACATATTTTATATGGCTCGTCTTTTTTTTGTGCTTATTTTTAATTGGTGAAAAAAATCAATAACAAATTTATTGTTTTTGGTTGCTTTTAGAAAGGTGAACTGACCTTATAAGTAGGGAAAGGAGGAATCGAATAAGTTTGGACAAACGACTCAATTTAAAGTTATGCTTGGCCATCAGTTGAGTCAATATAACGGGATTATGGCTGAGCAACATTAAAGGAGGAAATTTAATTGACAGCAGAATATAAGGGCGATGATTTTCTATATCTAGTAGAAATTGAGGATGGTGCGGCAGTTAAAGCGCATCGTTTCTTTAACCAGACGAACGGAACGAGTACGATTGAAGCTGATGATATCGAGCTCAGTACAAAAGATAAGACAGGTTCAGATTATGGAAAAGTAACAGAAACGCTTTCCATTGAAGGTGTACTTACACTAGACGATCCAGCAATTAAATATGTTAAGAATGCAATTCGCAATAAGCATTTGGTGCGTATTATTGAAGTAGATACGCGCCATAAGACAACTGAGGAAGGGCTGTATAAGATCAACAGCTTTGAAATTACGAGCTCAAATGGAGAGTTTGCCACATATACACTTGAAGCTTCGTTAAACGGCAGCATTACCGAGGGAGAACTAACTGAAATCCCTGCAGGTGCAACGGATGAAGAGCATACAGTACCAAACGAACCCGTTCCAGGCGCATAAAATTGGCGAGCGATCAGCTCGCCTTTTCTATTTTATTTTTTAGGAGGTTATCTAATGGAGCGCATTGTTATTCAAGGAGAAGAACATGAACTGAAACTGACATTGGAAAGTGTCAAATATTTAAATAGTTTATATGAGGGTGGCGGATTTATGCTCATCCAAAAAGCCATTTCTGGCGGTATTGAGACGTTTATTGAAATCGTTCACGCGGGCTTGTTTTATACGAAAAAGGGATTTAAGAAAAAGGATGTCGAGCAAATGGTTGAAGATGGCATTACCAGTGAAACCATTGACTTGGATTTTATTAATCGTACGTCCTATGGGGTAGTGGCTGAAAGTTTTTTCTACAAGAAAACAGTAGACAAGATTTTTGCCAAGGATCCGGAAGCGAAGAAACAGATCGACCAATTGATGAAGTAACTCAACACAATACGCAACAAAAAATCGATGTGGATAAATGTATTCGTCATGGCTGGCGCTATCTTGGGCTGAAACCCATGGAGATTCTGATGTGTACGTATCGTGAATTTACTATGATTTGTGAAGAAAATATTGAAAAGACTCATGATCAGAATGAACGGGCAGCTATGATTGCGATTATGAATGCGGCAGCTTCTAGAGGTAAGGGAAAAAAGGGAAAGCTGCCAAAGCTGGAAGAACTGTATCACAGGCCTACCTCGGTCCATGAAGAAGGGTCAAAAACAGTCGAAGATATACGAGCAGAGCAAAAACATACAAGCGAATGGCTGTCACAATTCGATCTAACAAAACTTGAAAGGAGGACAACCAATTGATTGGTGATGTAGTCATAAAAGTCGCCGCCGACATATCCAAATTTCAAATAAAATTGGACGATGCTCACAATCTTATTAGGAATTTTGACACAACAGCCGAGCAGGTTTTTGGCTCAGTAGATGGTTTTCTTAAATCATTTCAAGATATTGCCGAAGAATTTCCAATTTTAATTGATACAGCAGTTAATACAGTTGAAGCCATTACTAAAACGCTAGCTGAACAATTGCCTTCTATGATCGTTGCCGGACAGCAGCTTATACAATCGATTGTAGAAGGGATTACCGAGGCACTGCCAGCGGTTGTGGAAGCCGCAGTTGATGTAATCGAGACACTTACTAAAGGATTAACAGAGCTTCTGCCTCAAATTGTTGATATGGGGCTTGAACTGCTTATTTCCATAGTTGAATCCATCATTGACAATTTGCCTGTATTGGCTGAAGCTGCTAATTCATTGATTCAATCTCTCGCCGATTTTCTTTTTGAATCGGTACCTGTATTAGTCAGTGCAGGTTTAGAGATAGTAAATACGTTGCTTCATTCAGTCATGGAAAACGTTGTGCTGCTGGTTGAGGCAGCAACAGGAATCTTGACTACTTTGCTTACTTCCATCTTAGAACAACTGCCAATGCTAATCGAAGCAGGTCTGGAAATCATTATGACGCTGCTAGATATCATTATTGCCAATCTAAATATTCTCATTGATGCCGGATTTCAGATTTTAAATGCCTTGATTGACGGAATCATCACAGTGCTTCCCGAAATCACAGAAGCAGCAGTCCAAATTATGATGACGCTGCTTGATGCACTTATTGAAATGCTGCCTAAATTGGTTGAAGCGGGCGTGCAATTGTTAACGACGTTGATTGAAGGTATTGTAACGATGCTGCCTAAAATCATTGAAGCAACCGTGCAGATGATTACGACCCTTTTAGAATCGATTATTGAAATGCTGCCTAAATTAATCGAGGCAGGTATTGCCTTATTAACGGCATTGATAGATGGAATCATAAAAGTGCTGCCAATTTTAGTCGAAGCAGCGATTAAAATTGTAATCACTTTGATGGAAGCCATTGTGAAGGTGCTCCCAAAAATTATTGAAGCAGGTATTGCGCTATTAAATGCATTAATTGACGGCATTATTCAAGTACTGCCACAACTGCTTTCGGCAGGAGCACAACTGATTGTTGAATTGGCTGGAGCGATTATTCGTTTGCTGCCAAAACTACTTTCAGCAGGTGTCCAGCTGATTCAAGCGCTTATTCAAGGGATACTGAGTTTACTTAATGGTGTGCTCTCAGCAGGCGGAAGACTTATCAATGGTCTGCTGTCCTCATTGCTGGGTTTTCTCGGACAAATGGTTTCAGCGGGTGCTAACTTGATCAGTTCACTTGTAACAGGTCTTCGCAACATGCTTGGCAATGTTGGCAGTGCGGCAGCTGGGATTGGCCAGTCAATCATCAGCGGTATTACAAACTTTGTCTCCCATATGTACTCTATTGGGAGAGACTTGATCAATGGGCTGATTAATGGGATAGCTGGTATGGCAAAAGCGGCTTTGGATACAGTGCGGAACATTGGCTCAAGTATCTTGGATACTTTAACGGGTTTCTTTGGCATTCATTCACCTTCACGGGTGATGAAATATGAAATTGGCCAAATGATTATGTCCGGATTGATCGATGGGATGGCTGGCGAAATCAATGCTGTATCAAAAATCGCGCAGAAAGTTTCAGAAGCGGCAACACCAACTATGCCAACGCTCGCAGATTTTGAAGTTGGTGATCTCAATGGCCATGCGAAACAGATGTCCAGGAGTCTTTCTGCTCAAATGGAAAGCAATCAAATGCATGGAGTGGATAACGTAAATAAAACAGAAGATCTGCTCCGTGATATTGTAACAGAACTGCGAAGAAAACAGAGTACAAACCTCGAAATTGACGGGCGTGCTGTAGCCAAGGCGATTTCATCGCCTATGCTTCGAGAACAAAGGGCTGCACAGGATCGCAGGCTGCTGAGCAGAGGAGGTTAAACATGGCAGAATTATGGGCGCAAATTGGCAATGCCAGGACGGATGAACTTGGAATTCATGTTCTCAAAGTCAATCGGCCGGTATTGGCTGAAGTGACGGATTTTCGTGAAGGATTGCCTTTTTTACCAGGCAGTGTTTTGTTTAATACACCATTTGGCATGAAGGAGATAACCCTTGAATGCTATGTACGCTATAAAGATAGCGGTTTGACAGAAGTGCAGCAGGAGCGAGAAATTGCCAAATTGTACTCAGGCGAGGAAGTGCGCATTGTCTTGTCTGATGAAGAAGATGTTTATTATATCGGCAAGATATCAGAAGGTATTATGCTAGAGCGGCATACAAATGTTGCCAAGTTTACCCTGACTTTGCTTTGCCAACCTTTTGCAACAGAACACACATCTGCTCGTATTGAAAAAAAAGGGCAGACGAGTGGTGCTGATCATGCTTTTCAATTTGTCAATACAGGAACGGCTTACTCAGAATGTACAGTTCGCATAACACCAGGGACAGATTTGAATGAATTAGCTTTAAAAGTAAATGAATCAGAGCTTCATTTAAAGACGGTCATACCTGCTGGGAGCGAAGTGATTTTTAATACAGAATCGTTTTCGGTTCAAGTTAATGATAAAGAACACGCTCTGGACTTATACGGAGAATTTCCGCTTGTCGAGCCGGGAGAAAACCAAGTGATCATCAGCGGCAATACACAGTTTAATTATGATATAAAAATTGAATACAGCAGAAGATATTTGTAAGAAAGCGGTGCGTAAAAATGGATCATCACTTTTTCAGGCGTGTTGAAAATTTGCCGCTTTTGTTATCCGCATTGGATGAGCCGATCGGATATTTGCGAAATATCAAAGACATTGAAGTGGAGCGGGTCTTGCATGAAGAAGACCTGCTTCATTTTTCAATCGTCAATGCGGTAAATCAGATATATGTTGAACAAGAAATCTTGTATCGGGGAAACCGGTATGTCGTTCGGAAAGTAGAAGAGACACGCCAATCAGATGGATACCTGTATACGTTTGTTGAATGTTTGTCGGCTTTCGTAGAATTGAATGACCGCAGCAAGATTGGCACCATAGAGTTTGTGAACCTTGCTACACAAAATGGGATCAATCGCATTCTCGACGGGACAGGCTGGACAGTCGGCTATGTCGAGCCGGCTGCAGAAGAGTACTTGCACAGCATGAAGGAAACAGACAGAACAAGTCTGTGGCTGCTGCGACAGTTCGCACGAATTACCGGCTACGAGATTGTATTCGATTCTTTAAACCGCGTGGTTCACTTTGTCCATGAAACAGGACGACAAACTGATGAAGTCATCCGTTATCGGAAGAATTTGAAAGAAATCCGTAAAACAATGGAACCGCCACAGGCCACGGTTTTGTACCCGCGCGGACGGGGCGGCCTATCGATAGAGTCCGTCAATGGCGGAATTGATTTCATTGAAGACTACAGCTGGTATACGGAAGAACTTGGCCTCAGTTTACCAGAGGCGAAGAAACGCTTTCGAAAAGATTATGTATGGGAAGACAATCGCTTTGTATATGCAGGGAATCTACTGCGTGAAGGACAGAAACAAATCAAACGCCTGTCCCGCCCGCAAATTGCCTATGAAACCAGTGTCATGTACATTGGCACAAATGAGCTGGACGTTGGCGATTATGCATATGTGATTGATGATGAGCTTGGCCTCAGGTTGTCCATCCGAGTTGTCCGCATTTTGGACCGACCAGGTCGAGAATGGGAAAACGAAATTGAATTTAATTATTTGCTGCCGGGGCTCGGTGGATCCCAAGTAGCTGACGGCCGGGCAGATGCAGAGGGCAAGGAAGAAACTGTAATTGTGCAAAACGAATCTGCCATAACGATCGGAACTTCTTATCAGAATCTCATAGAGATGTCTTTTACCGCCTATGCCTCCACCAACTTGTCAGCAGGGGTGCACCTGATCGGAAAAGCATCTGAGAAAACGGTGCTGACCGCCTACTTTACTTTCCGGGGCCAGCGCATCGGCCCTGAGATCAAGCAAACAGTCGAGGGCTGGCAGACAATCGGGGTGCCATTTTCATTACTGCAAATTCAGGATGGCAGCGGTTTTTTATTGCTATATGTCAAAGTGGATGCCGGTACATTTACCATAGAAAGAAATGCCGCAGAATTGTATGTGAAGGGATTGAACCTGCTGGGTGGTGCCGCATCTGGCATGCCAAAGGGCTTTGTTGTGGAAGAAGTGTCGTTTGATCAGGCGCTGGCTCATTTTATTGTGGAAGATCAAAACGGTCAAGAATTTGATGGGCCATTGTATCCTGGACACATCATCGAGCAGGTTGTGTTTGATACGCCGTTTGTTGTAACGGATAATCATCTAATTGAGCAGGAGGAGAAGTAATTGGGTATGGCTAGTGGTGAAATAAAAGTAGAACTGTTCGATGCAGCTTCTGGTAATAAAGTATATGAAGCAAAAGATCACAACTTTATCTCCAAAGGAGTCCAACAGCTCTATCGTGAACAGATGCGAAATATTTTCACAAGAAATAGAGTAACTGGAGGTACTTATATTGATTACTATGATCCTTTTCATACAATGTCGTTAACCACAGCGGATCACTTAGAAGATCCTGCTAGGGAATGGATGATTGATGGAGAGCAGATCGGATATGCCCATTCAACAGATACGTATGCTGGAAGCAGTAAACTTCGTGGTTCTTACAATGCATCAGAAAGTTTTACGAAGGCCAACCAGGTTCATATGGTATTTGACTTTCCTACGCATGCTGCAAATGGGACATTTAAAAGTATTTATTTTCATACACAGTTTGGACTGACATATAGTAAACATTATTTTTATGAAACAGGTATGCTTGGTTACAAGGTGATGAAAGCGGGAGATTTTTATTACACTTCTGACAGAAACTCCATTAGAAAATATGACAATTATTATAATTTAGTAGAAAAGAGAGATGTATACCATTATGATTTTACAATAATCGATTCAGATTTATATTATGTTAATGGACAAAAACGTTTATATAAGTTGCCTTTGGAAAGTTTTTTAACGTATGAGGTTAAGTATATTGAAGGGTTTGAGGATAATATTTACGGAATAACATATGATCCTAAAACAAAGCAAATATATGCTAGTGTTGCTTTAGGGGAAAACTATGTTATTATTGATCCGTTTAATGGTTTTGTAAAGCTAGGCCTTCATTCGAATACAATGGCACCCGCAAAATATCCACTAAATCTAATTGATGGTTTTATTTTTGCGGGTCAATATGTAAGTGTAAGAAAAGGTTCAGAAGGGCACAAAATTAATATTGTGGGCGATTTTAATGAAAATTATATTTTTTATGGAAATTATTTTCAAGGGAGCATATTGTTAGTACCCAAAATATTTATCGGGTCACGCTGCCTCCTAGATGCCCCTGTAACAAAAACAGCGAATACAACGATGAAGATCACGTATGATTTCATGCTGCCGGATTTATACGCACCTCTGTAAGGGGCGTTTTTTCATTTGCTGAAAATAATGGGGGCTTTAGGTGGATACGTGGAGAGAAACGGTTCGAGAGGATATTAGAGAATTAAAAATAGGCCATGACCTGATAATAGAAGATATTCGAAGATTACAATTGAATGATAAGCTTCAGGATCAGGACATTGAAATGCTAAAGGGTCTTCTCGCTGAAATTAAAGAAGATACCAATTGGATCAGGAGAAAGATTGCTGGTGCGATGATTAGTGCCATATTAACCGCAGGGATTACGGGCGTTATCGGGATGGCTTTAGCCAAGATTTTCAGCATAAACTGATACGGAGGTAATTCGATGAACGGCATTCAGAAAGGAACGGTCATGCGGACAGCTGTTTTACTGCTGGCCCTTGTTAATACAACACTGCAGCTATTCGGTTTTGACATACTGCCATTTACCGAAAATGAAGTAGAGATAGGTGTATCAGCTTTATTGAACATGACAGCAGCGCTCACTGCATGGTGGTGGAACAATAGTTTTACAGAAAAAGCCAGAGAAGCAGATAAGCATTTGCATGCAAATTAA